TGCCTACTAGGCCGGGAAGTGGAGAGGTAGACCTGCGCCCCGAACCTGCCCCCACTGGAAGGTTACTCATGAGTAGGAAACACACCTGCGGGCACTGGTACCCCGACACCAGCACCACCTGCGACCAAGACGCCCTCCTGTACCCCTCAGGCGCCTACTGCGAGCCCCACAGCCCCGCCACCATGTCAGGACACCCCATCCCAATCCCCAACCCTGAGTGGACCGCTGCGGCCTTCCGAGCCCGAGCCCGCACACGCCCCGACCCCCTCGACAACCTCCCCGACACCTGCCCCCACGACGAACCGAAAGGCCCCCGATACTGTGCCCTCTGCCGCCGAATCGCCCGAAAGGCCCCCCTATGAGCGACTCTCACATCACCCGCTGCCTGTCCTGCGGAGGATGGGCCACGATCAACCGACTCGACACGACCGGATGCCCCACCTGTGCCCTACTGGCAGCCCGTCAAGGCTCTACCCTTGGAACGTGACCACAGACCCCGAGAAGTCTGAACCGCACCGGGTTCTACCCGACGCCGTTCAAGCCATCCTGGCCGCCGACGAAGGTGGCCCAGTCATGGTCACGACGTGGGTCGTGGTCTGCGAATACCTTGACGAAACCGGAGCCGCCAGCGTCGCGGCTTGGTCATCGGATGACCCGCAGTGGCGCATAAACGGACTACTCGCCGCCGCCGGCGACATGCTCGATGTCGACGAATACGACGACGAAGAGATAGACGACGACTGACCGGTGATTGCCCATTCACCCCAGGTAGGGTAGCCTGAACCCCAGGCTCTCAACCGGAGGTGAGCGTGATTGCGGATCTATCCGATGCCGCATGTATTGGGGTCGAACCTTCAGTGTTCGATCACTACCAGTTTCCCGAAGCCAGCCTCGCTCTCTATTACTGCCAGCGGTGCACCATCGTCGAGCAGTGCATCACTACGGTTCGCCCCTCGAAGAGCAACTTCGACGGCGTCGCGGGCGGGGTGGTATGGCGGAACGGTTACCGTGTCCGGCCCGACAACTCAACTCGTGAAGACCGTCTGAAGCAACGAAAGGGAGAATGTGCATGAAGTACCCAGCCTTTACCGGTTCCGAGCCTTGTGCACAGGTGGGAACCGACCTGTTCTTTACCCCCGATAACAGCATCGTCTATCGGGACATCCGCGAAGTCAAGGCTCTGTGCGATGTTTGCCCGATGCAGGACGCCTGCTTGGAGTACGCCCTCCACGTCAACGTCGTCGGGATCTGGGGCGGCACGACTGAGCATCAGCGTCGCCTGCTCCGCCGGCAGCGCAACATCATTCCCATCCCCGTTATGAAAGCCTCTTGAAGGGAGAAGCATGTCTACTAACGTCACACTGATTGGCCGTCTCGGCGGCGACCCGGAGATCCGTTTCACTCAGGCCGGCAAGTCCGTTGCCTCGTTCAGCATGGTCACGTCGAAGTCGACTAAGCAGCCGGACGGTTCCTGGGTCGAGTCGGAGACGACGTGGTATCGAGTCGAGGCGTGGGAGGGCCTCGGGGAGAACGCCGTCGAGTCGCTGCGAAAGGGCGATCAGGTCATCGTCGTGGGCCGGCAGTACATGGATACCTACACGGCGAAGGATGGGTCCGAGCGGCAGTCCCTCAAGGTGAACGCCTACTCGATCGGCCCTGACTTGAAGCGCGGCGTGTATCGGAAGGCTGAGAGCGCCGGCGTGGCTGTGAAGCCGCTGGACGACCCGTGGGCCACTCCCGTTCAGGATGACATCCCGCCGTTCTAGGCGAGAGGAGGTGACTAGACGATGATGATGATCGCCGACATCGACACGAAATGCGCCGAGTGCCGCCATCTGGCAGCGGAGCATGACACGGTGATGGGCTGCCGTCATGGCTTCATGGAGCGTGGCGAGCGTTATGAGTGTGTCTGCCACACCTACGCCGCCTGAACCCCCCATTATGCTACACTGGGGTTGACCGGGAGGGGGACTCCCGGCGGAAGGGAGAACCATGTTGGCTGCCGCACTCGCACTCGCCGCCATCGCCTACGGCCTCGCCGTCGTGATCTTCGAGGAGGTGACCGGATGACAGTCGCCCTGTCCATCCTCGCCGGATGGACCTTCATCGCCCTCGCCGTCTGGCTCCTCGCACGGGAGTCACGCTGACGAAAGGAACCCTTATGCGACTCACCGCACGAGGCCGCAACATCCGCGACATCACCCTGGCGACCCTACTGACCATCCCGCTCGCGTTCGCCGCGTCTCTCGACGCCGAGGCCGCACCCCTGCCCGTGCACGAACCCGTGCAGATGGCATCGACCGTGGAAGCCAAGAAGCCGTGGACCTGCAAGGACAAGGCCGCCCGCATCCTTTATCAGGCCGGGTTCACCGGCTACGCCCACAAGCAAGCCTGGGCCGTCACCTGGCGCGAGTCCAAGCACCAGAATCTCGACGAGTCGAGCCCCTGGTACTCAGGCGCCCTGGGCATGTGGCAGATCCAGACCTCGGCTCACTCGGGTAAGTCGTGGTGGAGCCGATCAGCAATGCTCGACCCGCTGCGCCAGTCCAAGATCGTCTACAAGTGGACGAAAGGCGGCAGGTATTGGGCCCCATGGGGCTTGACCGCTGACGGTCAACTCGACCCCTCGCAGTACGGATCGTGGGGGCCGTCACTCTGGGAGGCGTGGATCATGGCGCCGTTCCGCACCGGCCTGTCGCTCTATCCGTGCAAGACCACACCACCGAAGAACTAACCCCCGTATCAGCGGGGCAGAAGGGAGAGCACCATGAACATCGACACACTCATCAAATACGAGCAGGGCGAGTTGAGCGAAGACGACACCATCGCCTTCTTCCAGTCACTCGTCGACAACGGCATGGCATGGACGTTGCAAGGCCACTACGGGCGCACCGCCGCCGCGCTCATCGAAGCCGGACTCGTAACCACCCCCCAGTGACGCACGCCGGTACACTAGCCCGAGGGGTAGCACGCCCATGACCATCGAGCAGCCGGGAGAGACATGGCACCGAGGCCCGATCTCACCGAGATAGGCTCAACCGGTCTACGCCGCTCCTCGGGCTATGTGTACGAGGAGTTCCTCACGCAGTTGCGGGGCCGCCTCGGCACCCGCACCTACCGGGAGATGTCGGACAACGATCCGGTCATCGGCTCATTCCTGTTCGCCGTCGAGAAGATCATCACCCGCCTCGAATGGCGCATCGACCCGTTCAATGAGATCGGCGCCACCGACGAGCCCGCCGAGGATGATGTTGAGGCGGCCCGTTTCGTTGAAGAGTGCCTCAATGACATGAGCGACTCGTGGGACTCCGCGCTCGCCTCGATCCTGTCTTTCGTTGTGTTCGGCTGGTCGTGGCACGAGATCGTGTACAAGCGTCGCCTCGGCCCGGACCAGAAAGACCCGAAGAAGCGGTCCAAGTTCAATGACGGCAAGATTGGCTGGCGCAAGTGGCCGATCCGCGCCCAAGAGACGTGGATGAAGTGGGAGTTCGACGAGGACGGCGGAATCCAGGCGTACACACAGTACGACCCGTCCGGTGGCGGGATGCACACCATCCCGATCGACAAGTCGCTGCTGTTCCGCACGACGACGCAGAAGAATAACCCCGAGGGCCGTTCACTGCTTCGCAACGCCTACCGCCCGTGGTACTTCAAGCGCCGCATCGAAGAGATCGAAGCGATCGGTATCGAGCGTGACCTCGCCGGCCTTCCCGTCGCCCATGTGCCCCCGGAGTACCTGTCCTCGACAGCAACCCCGGAGCAGATCGGTGTGTTGAACGCCGTCAAGGAGATCGTCACCTCGATCAAGCGGAACGAGAACGAGGGCGTCATCTTCCCCGTCATCTACGACGAGGCGGGCCACAAACTCTTCGAGTTGACGTTGCTGTCGTCGGGCGGGTCACGCCAGTTCGACACGGACAAGATTATCCAGCGGTATGACCAGCGCATCGCCATGTCGGTCCTCAGCGACTTCATCCTCCTCGGCCATGACCGGGTCGGTTCGTTCGCCCTCGGCGCGACGAAGATGGACCTGTGGACGATGGCTGTGGATAGCCTGTGCAAGACGATCGCTGACACGATCAACGCCCACGCCATCCCGCGCCTCCTGCGCCTCAACGGCATGGACACGACCCGCTGCCCCAACCTCGTGTACTCCGAGGTAGCACACGTCGACCTCACCGAGATCAGCGACTTCGTCTCCAAGATGACCGCCGCTGGCATCCTCGTGCCCGACCCCACCCTCGAAGATCACCTGCGCGACCTCGCGGGCCTGCCCCCGGCTGCCCACAACACCGAGGACGCCGGCGGATCCGACATGAGCGA